ACATCGATGGGTTCCTCACATGTCGCGCACCTCACGATGTCACCCACGGGTCGTCTTCGACGGGGCCCTTCGACCTCGAGGCCGGCGGGGTCGCCGACTTGAGCAGCGCGTCAATGATGACCGAGGCTTGAGCCTTGCTGAGTGCGCCAAGGCCCTCGACTGGCAGCTCGAACCCGAGCGACTGCGAGCAGTAGTCGGCTAGGACGGCTTCGTTTATGTGCTGTTTCGACATCGTCGACCGCAGCAGGCCGATTTGTTTCGGGGTCGCCGGTGTGGCGCCTTCCTGCCGGTGGCCTCCCGAGGGTGTCCGGTAGGAGCCCATCTCGGCAGACTTCGCCTGCACCGGGTCGGCCTGTGCTGCCTGTGCCGAGCGGACTTCATTCGCCGAGGCGATGCCTTTGTGGACTGCGATGCCGATACTCGAGCAGGCTCTGCCCCATGCGCTGGTTTCGCCGTTCATGAGTTCCGAGCCCTTCGTGTAGGGCGTGCGTCCCGGGATCGGCTCCCAAGCGTGACCGATGCCAGGTCGTGCGTCCTCAGGCGACCTGTAGGCGTAGGCCTTCACAACGAGCCACTGTTCGCCGTCGCGCATGACGTAGTCCCATTCCGACTGCAGTGAGCCGGTCGGATAGAGCTCGATGAATTGCCTGATGCGTTCTGAGACTTCGACGTAATCCTCACGCGCCATCGTTCTCACCCCAAAGCACCATAGCGAGGTTGGCCGCTTTGATTGTCTGTGAGTGCACGGGTCCCCAGCACGCTGCACACTCCTGCTCGAGCGTGACTGCAAGGGCTCGGGCGCGGTCGCGCTCGTCTCGTAGTGCTGCGCCCTTGTGGGCGAGGCTTGTCGCCATTGCTTGGTATTCCCTCATGATCCCCGTTAGGCGGTTATTGCTGTCCGACAACGTGTTGATGACGCCGAGCAGGTCTGCGACGGTTAGATCAATTTCTTCCTCATTCGGGCGGTTCATTTCGTACATGGTTTCCCCTTCCTGTCTACCTCTATACAGTTTGTTGTCTAGTGGTAGATATCTAGTGCTAGACACGGTTGTGTCTAGCGGTATACGGATTCTGTCTAGTGCTGTGCAAGGTTCCATGACGGAAACCTGTCTAGTGTTGTGCAGTTTGTGTCTAGTGCTAGATATCTAGACGTAGACAATCGCTTGTCTAGGCCTATACATGATCTTGTCTAGTGGTAGACGGCTCCACGGATTCCGTCTTCAGGTAGGCCAGCCTCAGGGATTGCAGTTGGGCGATTACCTCGAGGCGTGCGTCCCATGTGAGCAGCGCAAACTCCCGAGGGCTCGGCAGTCGCTTGGGCGCCCTCACTGCTGATTCCTGACGTACTCGGCGTAGGCCGTGTAAGCCCACTGATACGCGGCCACGCCCTTCAGCCCGTGCTCGTCGCGGGCCTCGATCAGATAGCCCGTGTATGTCGGCTCGGGCTCCTGATGCTGGTGCCTGTAGTGAATGGCGAACGCTGTCGCGCCACCGTGGCCGTTAGCGGCGCACAGTGTGCAGCGCCACGAATACGTCGCTGGTTCTAGCATGGGTACGCCTTCACATATTGGACCCACACTCGGTAGGTCGCCCTCGAGGAGTAGCGGGCCGAATGATGTCCGCGACCTGTGATGTCCCACGGATACCAGGTGCGACCGCCTTGGCTGATCTTGTACGCGATCGCAGCGTTATAGGCCGGATCGAGCAGGCGGATCGGGTCCCACCATGTCGCCCGGGACCATGCTGCCCGATTCCACTGAAACAGGCCGTAGTCGGACGTCGGGCTGATTGCTCGGGCGTGGCCCTTACTTTCGCGCATGACGATCCCGTACGCATAGCGCAGTGCCCGACCTCGGAACCCTGCCGAGTGCAGGACGTTGACGACCGGGTCAGTGCAGGTCGGCGCCAAGTGAACGACCGCAGCTAGTGCTGCCTCGGCGATCATGCGGCATCACCACCCACCGGCTCGAGAACTGTGACAGTGCTTGAGACCCGCGTCCGCCGGTACTCCTGAACTGCACCGGCGTCGAGGCGCCTGAATCCTCCGGGGGTCCGGTAGGACGGCAACTGGCCCTCGTCGGCCATGCGCTGCACGGTGGACTGGCTGAGGTCGAGGACCTCGGCGGCCTGCCGTGTGCTGTAGGTGTTGTTGTCGGTCATTTCTTCCTCTCAATAAGGAAAGGGCCCCCGATTGGGGGCCCTTCCGGTTAGTAGATTCTGCGGACCTCGACCCAAATGCACCCGTCGACGCCGGACTTGAGGAACTCGGCGCCGGCCTCGTCGGCCTCGGCGTAGGTCTCGAAACCGATTGCCGACTTGTCCGGGTAGGAGAGGACGTCCATGCGGACGTGGCCTCGCTTGGTGAGCCGCTTGTAGAAGATGAAGAACATTGCGTTTCCCCTTTCCTAGGCCGGTCCTTGTGACCGACCTAGGACCTACCTTACCAAACTACCCAACCTTGTCAACCTTGTCAGTCGTGTCGGGGGCGCCGAGCCCGTATTGCTTTGTCAGCGGTGTGAGCCATGCGAGGGCGACGGTCGTGAAGGCGCCGAGCAGGCTGGCCGGCAGCGGTTCGAGATGCGTGGGCAATTCGGTGCTTGCCCAGGCGATGAGGGCGCCGATGAGGAGAAGCATGAGATGACGGGCCTCGGGGCTGAGCTTGTCGAGCATCATGTGCCTTCCATGTGGTGACGCAGATGTTCGTCTTGGTTGCGCTCGAGCCGGTCTAGGCGGCTCTCGATCCGTACAAGCAGGTCGTACTGTGATTTACCACCGTTCGGGCGCTGAGCCCTCGTCTGGCCCCGGATGACGAGGGCCACTAGGCCGATCACTGCAACGAGCAGGCCGATGACGGTGGTGAACATCTCGGTCATGGCTTGGGCTTGGCTGCTTTCTTGGCCGGTGCTTTCTTGGCTGGTGCCTTGTCGACCGGCTTGGCCTGCGGCATGTCAAGGATCGGCAGGGGGAAGGGGCGCCCGTCGTGCTTGGCAGGCTCGGCGAAACTGACGTGAATGTGGTGCGCGTGTCCGAGGCTCGGTGCGCTGCGCCAGACCCACCGCTGGTTCGAGTAGGTGCCGGACGCTACCCGGCCCTCATACACGATGTTCTTGATGCGCTTGTCGCCGCTTGTGCGCATGTAGTCGACGAGCTGGTCGGCGAACTGGTGGGCGGGCCAGCCGTCCTCGTCGAGGTCGAGTGCCATGACGTAGCCGGTCTTGTCCGGGTTGTGGTCGGAGATGCGGCGCCGGTGTGCCTGGTCGCCGATCGTGCCGTCACTGGACCGGTCGCGTTTCGGGTATCGCTTGTTGACCTGGTCTCTGAGTGTGACCGCTGCCGCGGCTAGTTTCCAACTCATGGCGCCACCTCGGGTTCCGGTGTCGGCTCAGGTTCCGAAGGTGGCGCAAATACGGTGCCGTCCCACGAATATTTGACACCCGCGTAACACCCACGCGGGTAGGGAGTCGGCTGGTCCACCGGGTAGTGAGTGCGCACATAGTCGAGCGGGTCGCCGCCCCACAGGTTCGCGAGGAACGCTTGCCCCAGCGCTTCGACCTGCTGACCGTCGGGGTCGGTGATAACGGACGTGACAAGGGTGTGCACGTCGACAACGAGGCCGTCCTGAACTTTTGCGAAATGCGCCATTTTTAACCTACTCTCACTATGACCACGCCAGAGCCTCCGGCAAATGCGCTTGTACTGCCTCCAGCGCAACCTGACCCGCCGTTACCGGTGTTTGCTGACCCGACGGTGGTGCCTTGCGCCGCGCCTGCCGCATAGGTGACGCTCGATCCAGTGATGCTGTTTGCCAATCCTGCACCACCGGCGCCACCTAGGACGCCAGCGCCACCAGCGCCACCGCCTCCGCCCCCGGGAGAATCGTCAGCCGTGTTTGACCCACCTCCCGGGTTCCCTTGGGCGAGCGCAGTGGCTGACGCTGCGCCACCGGCGCCACCAGCGCAGCCACCGCCACCGGAACCACCTCCGCCGCCAGCGACTCCAGCGCCGCTGCCACCGAACCCACCGCCGATGGCGGTGACTGATGCAATACCAGACAGGACACCGGGGCTGCCGTTGGTCGCGAACCCTCCTGTGCCTCCAGCGCCGCCCGCGCCGACCTTTACGGTGTGGGTAGCAGCGCTTAACCAAAAGGATGCAATAGGCACCAACCCACCGGCGCCTCCCGAACCGCCTCCACGCGTACCTGACCCGGCGCCCGTGCCACCACCACCACCACCAGCGACGACCAGCAAGGTGACTAGGCCAGCGGTGCCTACGACGATGGTGCCGTCGCCGGTGTACTTGTACACGGTCGCGGCGCCATCCGTGGTGATCGTCGGTGACCCGGTAGTGCTGCTCACCACTGCTGCAGCACTACCACCGGAAAAAGGTATGAACGTCCAAGTGTTCGTGCCGGTCTTCGTGAGCACGGCGCCCTTGTACTGGGCAAGGGTAAGCGGTGTTCCGTTGATCGTGACCCCTACGGCCCCGGCGACGGTCACGAGTCCGGCGCCCTGATTGAGCAGGCGCAGCTGCGTCCCGGCGGGCCATGGCACCGTCGCCTCGAGGGGCAGGGTGACGGCGACGGGGGACGCGTTCGACAGGGTGACCAATTTCGTAAAATCGGCCGCAGCCAATGTGTAAGTGGTGCCGGTCTGCGCGTTCTGCACGAGCGCTAGGTCAGCCTTGAATCCGTCGATGTACTGCGCTATTTCGAGCGACTTGGCCGGGTAGGCGCTTACTAGGTCGCTGCTGATGACGTACGGGGTTGCCATGCTCTTATCCTCTCACTTAGGCGACCAGGTCGGCCGGTATGACGACGTTGTACCAACGCACGGACAGATCGACCCCGGACCACAGCAGCGCCGGGTCGACCTCGTTCCACCTGACGACCTGGTAGCTGAATCTTGGATCGGACAGCGACAGGAACAGGCGGTGCTGTCCCGGTGTGTATGTCTCCGACCATCCCTCGACGATGCCGATGTAGTCCTCAATCGGTGACGGCTGCGGCGTGTTGTCCAAGTCGATCTTGCTGCCTGAAATGACCTGCAGCAGCTGCGACCGGACAGGGTCGGTTATTTCCTCCATCAGCACCTCGAGCGACTGCATGGCATATCGCGGCTCGGACTGGGTACGGATGATGTCCGAGGCGCGTGCCTGCGCGTCCGTCGCGTAGTGCAGTTGCGTGGACAGTGTGAATGCGCGCCGCCCGTGGGTCAGGATCGATGCCGGGTCGCTGTCCGTCTCGGTCTGGTTCTGCGCCGTCTTGTAGACGACGGTGACGTCGTTCAGGATGGTCTGGGACGTGTTCCGCCACACCGGTGACCAGGTCACTGCATTGGCGGGCAGTTCGATGGTGGCGGGGGCAGTGTCGACCCGGTCGTACACGTCCGCCCATATCGTGTTGATGTCCGCCCAAGTGTCGAGGACGTCGATGTCGAGCCATGTCGCCGGGTTGTAGCCAAACCCACGCCGGCTGTACGACTCCCACAGGATCGCGCCGTCGGGCAGGTCGCACAGGGTGCCGCCCGTCTCCGTGCCGAGGGCCGTGAGCAGGTCAAGGGCGGAGTATCCGCCGTCCAGTGCGTCGAGCGGCTCCTGTGTCATGAGGGGGTCGGAGTTGTTGGCGTAGGTAAGGCCCGCATCGGTGAGGATGTTCTCAACCCGGTCGTTGAGCAATTCCCTCGGGTATCCGCCTGCGCCGACGAATGCCAGCCCAAGGCGCGAGAGGTTGCCGATCATCGTGACGTCTAGGCGGGCGACGTAGCTAAGTGCGGGCACTCCGACGCTCGGCCCGTTGGGGTTGAAGTCGTGGGTCAGGCTGGTGTCGGTTACCCGGCCGGTGAAACGCGCCTCGCCGTAGGCCTCGATTTCGACCACGTCGGATATGGCGACCGGTATCGATGTAAACCCGAACAGCGTCATCGACGCGTCTGAGGGTGCCGGGGATGCTGTGATGTCGTTGCGGCCGTGGGACACGCTCACCCGGTACTCGACCCCGTCAAGGTCGAGTGCCGTGCCGTTCACGTAAATAGTCGGATTCATCCCAGCACCGGAGTCGGTACTGGCACGCCCATGCTGTAACCGGCGCGTGCGTTGCTGTTGCCGATGAGCCGCTGAAGTGCCTGGGCGATCTGCTGCTCGGACACCGTGACCTGCTGCGCTGCGATCTCGGCGGCCCGCTCGGCTGCGGCTGCTGTCTTGGCTGCGTTCGCTGCCCGGACGGCGTCGGCAACCGCCTCGGCGATCTCGGCCTTGATGTTCACCCCGATGCCCTTGCCAACGTTCTTGCCGATCGCCTTCAACCGTGCCTGTTCCTTGGTCAATTGCTCGATGGTGCCGTCGACGAAGTCCTCAGCGGAGTCGATGCCAGCCGTGAGGAACTCGGGGACCATGGCCTGAGCGGTCGTGTTGGCTACGGCGACGACATCGACCAGGCGATCGCTGAATGTCTGCACAAGGCCCTTGTCGGCGCCCTGCGCCTTGATCGACGAAAGGACGTTGCCGAACCATTCAGCCTCGGCTATCTGCCGGTCAAACGCGTCGAGCGTCGTGATGCCGAGGTCGGTGCCCGTCTGCTGCGCCGCGCCGAGGTCAATTCCGCCCAGCAACTGTGACGCGAGCGTCGTCGAGTAGTCCCGAGCGGCCTGCGTCGCGGCCTCAAGGTCGGTGACCTGGCTGTCAAGCGTGCCTTGTAGTTTCTCGACGACGCCGCGTTGCAGGTCGAACGCTGTCGTCAGTAGGCCGGTCTCCTTGTTGAGGGCGTTTGTCGAGCCGGTGGTCGCCTCGACTTTCCTGCCGTAGTCGACGAGTACTCCGCCATACGCAGCCGTTGCCTTGCCAGCCTGAATGGCTGACCCGACGGTGCCGGACAGCACCTTGCTGAGTTCGCCAGCAGTCAGGGCGGCCGAGCCGAACTCGCCCCCGCCGATATCGATAAAGTCGTTGCCTTGTGCGTCATCGAGTGCGATGAACCCGGCGACGATGTCGTAGACGTCCTCCAGGAACCGTCCGACCCCGGGGATACCGCCAATCGCGCCCTTGAACTGGTCGGTGGCCTCGAACGTGTTGCGAAGGTGCTTAATCAAGCCGTCCCATGAGGGCTCGTCAGCCATTGCGATAGCACCGTCGACCACGTTCGCCGACTCGGACGCAAACTTGGCAAGCCCAACGGCAGCCTTGGACGCCGTTACCCCGAGGTCCCTCATGGCGGGCTCGAGGTCCTTCATGGCGTCCATGAGGTCATTGGTGCCCTGCGTCGTGTTGTCGAGGCTGCTAAGGAACCCGGCGCCGAATGACTCCTGCAGTTCGCCGAACCCAACGGCCAGCCGGTTCAGTTGCCCCTGATAGGTGTCTGCGGCGGTCTGGGCCTGCCCTGAGAACGTGCGCGACAGTTGCTCGGTGATAAGCCGCATGTCTCCGGTCGCAAGCGTTGCCTTGTCGAGTCCCGCACCGAGCCTGCCTAGGCCAGTCGTGTTGCCGTCGTACGCCTTGCCAAGTGCCTGCACTATGGAGTCGAGGGACTTGCCGGTTCCGGCGGATACGTCCATTGCCAGTTTCAGCGCGTCGGTTGCGCCTGCCGTATTGCCGATCGAGCGGACGAGCCGGTCGAACGCGGGCCGTAGTGCGTCGTCAGCCACTCCCGTCTGGCGCTGCATTGCGTCGATCATTGCCTCGACCGGCGCCGTCTCGTGCGCGAGCCCGAGGTTGTCGAGCGTCGTTGCCAGTTTTGCGGCTGCGGCCTCATCCTCGACGAATGCCTTGACGCCCTCGACCCCAAAGGCGACCGCTGCGACCCCGGCAGCTGCGGCCGCGCCGATCAATGCCGGGCCCAGCATCCTCGTCAGGTTGTTGCTGAGGCCGTCGACCCCGCGCCCGAATCGGCCTAGGTCGTTCTCGGCGTCGCGTAGCTGCGGGCTGAATCGCTTGAGGTCGGCCGCCAGATAGACGGTCAGCGTGCGGCTCATAGTGTCGACCTATTCCACTTCGTGACGATGAGGTCGACGGCCTGTCCCCACTCGTTGATCGCTTGTGCCTGGTATGGCCTTCGCTTGCTCATCCAGCTGGTCCCGTTGCCGAACGGCGCCCACTTTAACCCGGGCCAAGGTTCGCGCGTTTCCTCTTTGGTGCCCATGAAGGCCGGATAGCGGACCATGTTGGTCGAGGCGCCGCCACGGTATGCGCGCCGGTCCTTGCCAACGTTCAACGCGGGCAGGCGATCCGAGCGGGCACGGATCGAGTCGGCCAACTTGGGTCCCCAGTTGCCGGCCGTGAGCGCCGCCGCCTTCCATGACGGGACCATGTGCCGGTTTGCGATGTCGACGGACGCCTTCCGCAGTTCCTTCGTGGCCTCTTTGGGCAGTGCCCGAAAGTCCTTGAGGAGCGCGCCAAGCCCGTCAATCCGCAACTCGACCTGCTTAGCCACTCTGCAGCTCCTCAACAATCGTTGCCAGCATCCTGGGCTCGTATGCGATCACCTCGGCCACTGGCCTGCCGGTACGCAATGCGACCTGAACGATCAGACGGCGTGGGTCGCCGTCTTCGTAGGGCCCACATGCTCGCGTCGCTCGACAATGACCTTGTGATCCCGGCCCCATTTCTTGATGACCTTCAGGTCAAGTGGCTCGGGGTCGACGAGTGCGCAGAACGCGGACAGCAGGTCGAGCCCTGCCGGGTACGCCGTGACCTTCGCCTTGTCGCACAGGTCCCGGTAGTCGACGACGTAAACCGTGAGCACCGGCACCTCGACGGGGTCACTGGCCCCGTCGAGGTACACGTTTAGGACATCCCACACTAGGAGATCGCCAGCTCGCCGGTGAGCGATGCCGTGGCGGTCGCGACGCCGGTAGCGTCGTATGCGACCTCGACGGACTCGACGTACATGGCAGCACCGACCCACGCCGTGTTGGTGCCGTCGTCGATGGTGACGGCGAGCGACGTGCCTGCGGTCGCGGCATTCTCGAGCGCGTTGTACATGCCCGAGTCACCGTCGAACAGGAACGTGACGGCGAGCGCGCTGATGAGGTCGGTCTGCGTGAACGCGTTGCCGCCGCCGAGCGTGCGCGTGCGCGTGATGGTGCTCGTCTGGGTGATGGTGCCTGAGGTGACCTGGGCGCTGTATGCGGTCGAGGCCACCTGCACGGTGAACTCCGACCCGGCAATGCTGACGACTGGCATTTCTACTCCTTCATAGAGGCTGTGAGGCGGATATCAACTGTGATGACTGACCCTTGGGCGCCGATGTCGACGAGTGTCGGGGGTCCGATGTCGGTGACGACTGCGTACTTGGGCAGGGCGCCGAGGATCGTGTCGATGGCGTCCTCGGCGTCGAGCTGCGCGGCGCTGTTCTTGCGCGGGTTGACGACGATGACCAGGCGCCACTGTGTCCGGTACGACAGGCGCCCGAGTCGCTCGGGGACGACCCACGGGGAGTCGGCCATGATGACGATGCTCGGGGGGATCGGCACGGGCGGGGTCGACGTGTACACCTTGTATCCGAGGCCTGTAACGGCTGCCGTGATCGCTAGGCGGGCCTCGGTCGTGAGGGCTGTCATCCGACCATGCTCTCGACTCGGATGTATGGCGCGATGAGGGCGGCCCGGCTCTTCAACAGGATCGAATTGAGCCTGTAGGGGCTGGCCTGCATGTCGAGGCCGACGGACTCGCCCCCGGCTGCGAACCGTGCCTGAAATATGTCGATCCCGATTCCGAGCGTTGCTTCCTTGAGGGCTGCGGGCTCGGCTGCCAGTGCCGCCGCCGTAATCACTGAGCTGACTACGGCGACGGCTGCCGCTGCCACCTGGTCGAACGGGTCCGCCGCATAGGTCAAATCCAATGCGGTTGCCAGTTGCGTCCCGGTGAGCAGCGCCATGGCTTACGGCTCGACGATCCGGACGATGCCAGCCGGAAGGTAGGCAGCAGTGACGCCGTAGCCGTAGATCGCGATATCGCGACCGATCTGGCTGACATTTTCTGCCTGGGCAAGCCGGGGTCCGTCTTCGATCCACCGTGCGGCCTCACCGTTGGTGACGATCGCGTGCCGTGTCGCTGCGCCGTCGAGCCACTTGGCGCGGACGACCCGCAGGCCGGACACGTTGACCTGCAGCGTGCTCGCGGTCGCGACACCGGACACGTTCTGGACGCCGTACGGCGCCGGGTAGAACGACTCCCATCCGCCAATGGCCGTCATGAGCGCGGTCGATGCGTAGACGATGGTCGCCGGGACGCCGGTCGCGTCCTCGCACTTCATCGAGGCCTCAAATACCGTCGCCCGGAAGGTCGCACCGGTCGTATCGGCGCTGAGATCGTAGGTTTCGGTTCCGCTGCCGAGCTGCCACATGTCATCGGTGAACTTCCGGTCCGTGACCGTCGAGTACGACGCCGCCATGATGCGGTTGTGCGCGTCGAGGTAGGAAGGCATCGACCTCTGCAGCAGCTGGTACGAGATGTCCGAACCGGCCGCGTAGGTCGCGAGGCTTGCTGTGCCCTTCTTAATGTCGATACGGACGCTGTTGACTTCGTCCTTCTCGTTGGCTTGCGCCTCAACGATCGTCGTGAGGTTGCCGTCGAAGTAGGGCCAGTTGATGTCGAGGCCGCTGGTGCCAGCGGACTGCGGGCCGCCGACTCCGGTGATGACGGGTCGACCGAGGTCGATGATGCCCCGCACCTGCATGAGCCACACGGGCGGGAGTACGCCCGGGTTGTTGTCCGTGACCTGGTCGACAAGTGCGCGGGAATCGAATCCCTCGAGGACGGCCTTGGAGTACTCGCCGAACGAGCGGAACTGTGCGAGCGGGTGGACGGGCTCCGCGACGTGGGCGACGGACTGGACCTCGCGGCGCAGCTCGTCGATGGCCTCGCGTGCCTGGATGTCTGCGACGACCGCCGGGGCGGCGTCCTCGACGGTTTCGACTGACATGTGATCCTCTCTGATTGAACCGACGCCTGCCGTTGAGTAGGCAGGCTGGTGGGTGAGACTCACCTCGGCCAGTGCGGCTTTGGTGTAGACGATTGCGTTCTTGCCTTGGGTCCGCTTCGATTCGAGCGGTGCGAACCCGACGGACAGGCCACGGCTCGACCCCGTCCGCATGAGCGTCGCCGCATCACGCCCGAGGCTCGTGTTGACGACGTCGAAGTCGATATACAACCCGTCCGGCTCGTTGCTTGCTGCGGTAATGACGCCGATGGGCTCGTTGTGGCGGTATGCGAGCGGCTTGCCGACCACTGCAGCGGTATCGAATGCACCGGGCGCGAACGACTCCCGCATTCCGTCGTACTCGATCTCGACTCCGTAGGGGACGGCCATGCCGTAGCCGGTTCCGATGACGTCGCCGCCGTCGTCTGCCCTAGTGTGGAGCAGCAGCGTGCCGTCCGTCGTGAGGTGTCTCATCTATCCGCCCATCTGTACGAGGCTCGTCGGGGTGAGTCCGAGGGTGTTGAGGTCGATGACGGTGCGGGCCTCGTCGGGGGTGAGGACGCCGAGCGGCACCAGCTGCGCGACGAGGTTGCCGAGGTCGGTTGCGTTGCCCCGCAGGAAACCGGACGTGTCGAACCTGACCGAGTGCCCTCGAGGCGTGACGTCGGGCATCGACAGCCGGTGAGTGAGCATGTCCATGACCGGGCGAAGGCTGATGTCGAGCAGTTGCCGGTACAGGTCAACGCGGTTCGAGTACGTCAGCGACGACCCGGACACGCTGGCGCCGACCCACACGGGGTCGAGGTTCGCGATACGGGCGATTCCGATCGCGGACTCGTTGCGGGCCTCGACCAGGGCGAGATCCCGGGCGGACCATCCCATGCCCTTAGCCTCGATCGCGCTATTCAGGTAGGCCGTGGCCCTGTTGCTCCTGGCTTCTTCCCATGCGGTCAGGAGCGCGTCCACTGTTGCCGCTGGAAGGTCGGCGCCGGTGTTCTTCAGGACCACGGTCGGCATGGGGTACTCGCTGTAATTCAATGTCGCGGCCTCGAGGGCGGCGGCTGTGTTGATCGCAGCGGCACCGGTCGACAGCCAACCGCCGAGGCCGTCGCCGTAGAACTTAATGACGTCGCGGGCCGGGACTGGCGTGCCGATGTAGTAGAACGG